CGCTCCTCGGCCTCGCTGCTGCCCTCCTCGGTGTCCTTGTCGGTGTCTGCAGCACGCTGCTCTTCGGAAAAACCGAAATCCCGCTGCCCCAGCACGTACCTGATGTCTTCCAGGTCTGCGGCGGCCATGGCCGAATAGTCCTCCTTCGTGGTCACGCCGGGGAAGTCATTCAGCCACCCTGCCGTGATGCTGTGCACCAGGAAGTCCTGCACCTTGTTCCCCAGCAGCCCCGTCAGACGTGTGGGCCAGTACTGCCCCATCGTCAGCTTCAGCTGGTAGTCGTCCTCATTGCCCTCGGTGTCCAGTGCGAACTGTGCCGTGCTGCTGCTCAGCCACCCGGCCACCCGACGCTCCAGGTCGCCGATGGCCTCACGGTAGTAGATGTCCAGCTTCCGGCGCTCACCCTCCGAGGCCCACAGCTGTTCAAACGTCGGGGTGCCGCCGTTCTTCTGCGCGATGATGATGCTGATGCCCTCAACAATATTCATCACGCTATTGCGTATGATGTTGATAACCATGCCGCAAATATACGCCTTTCTCACTCAACTCATACTATAAAACGCAAAATCACCGCACAAAGCCCTTTCCCAGGAAGCAGCGCGTAGCGTGGTTTCCCCACGCCGAATAATCGCAGATCACCGCTGCCACTACAGGGAACATCTGCCTCCCCACCTCGCCCTGCAGGTAAGCAGACACCTCCTCCTTCGGGTTTACGCCGTAGTAGTCGCTTACATGCTCCACCAGGTGCTTCAGTTCGTGCACGATACTGTCGAACATCTGCGCTCCCGACGTCGCCTTACCTACTGTCATAACGCTGCTCCGCGTCTCATAGTTCGTGAACGTATACCCTTTGTTCCAGCCATGCAGCACGCGCACTGCCTCCGACGTCTCGCGCAGGCCGGCACCACACCTCAGCAGCTGCACTTCCATCTCCTCGAAGTCCTCCGCGGTTCGCAAATCATAAAGAGCGGTGACCATCCAGTCCCGCTCTCCTATATAGAATCGTTGCCCTTTCATTCTCTTCTTCCATTTGTCGCGATGTCATCGCGCATCCTTTCACCCCTCTTCTTCCGTTTTGCACGATGTCATCGCGCGTCCCTCACACCATCCGCTCCCAGTGTATGGCAATACCCTTCTCCTGGCACTTGGCCTTGAAGCAGGCCAGCACCATTGTCGGCTCACCGTCAGGGTCGTTGATGGTGTCATCGATGTACTTCACCAGGTGCCCGTCATCAACGATGCTGCTCCCCAGATAATCGGCACGCACCATGTTCGCCAGGTACCAGGCATCATAGATACACTCCTCAGGCAGCTCCACGCCCCAGTGGCGCAGCATCGCCTCCACGGTCTCTATAGGATAGGGGGTGATACGCTTTAGCTTGCCACTCTCCTCATCCTTACGCTTCATCATCGATATGGCCCAGTCGGCCATCCGCTGACTGAAATGGCCCTGGTGCACCTGCATGTACACGGCCTCTTCGTCTGTCATCATGTAGTTCATATCCGTTGTCTTTAAAATTGTTTCGTACACTGCACTATCAGCGCAGTCCTGAAGAGGCCGACAAGCTCTCACCTGCCGGCCTCCTCTGTCTATCGACCGAAACGTGAGTTGCGCCTCATCGCCTCGTCGTCAATCATCTCGCGCTCCATCTTGGCCTGTTCGTAGCCTTCGCGGTACGCGCTGTCCAGCTCGCTGTCGCGAAAGCCGCCTCCACGCCGCATAGGCAGCTGCTCTTCATTACGCATGCCTCCCTCGCTCCGATAGGCGGAACTGCTGCCGTTGCCCATGTTCACGCTGCTGCCACGGTAGCTGCCGCCACCCATGCCGCCACGGTAGCCATGACCACGGTACGAGCCTCCGCCAGCCTTGCCGTTGCCACTCAGCGCGTCAATAAACTCGTCACCGTGTGTCTTTAGCTCTTCGGCCAGTTCTTCAATCTCCGGACCGCACTCTTCTGCAATGCCGTCGACGAAATCACGGAACTTTTTCTTCACCTCGCGGGGTGTCAGCTTCCTCCGGCTGATAATCAATCCGTTCTCAAACATAGCTTTTGTCTTTTGGTGTTTGTTCTTCTATGCCGCAACACTCTTGCGGCACCAGGAGATGTCATGCCTTCTTCTTCAGCAGTTCCAGTATCTCACGCTGAGTCGCCTGAATGTCGTCAGTCTGCTGCTTCAGCTCACCATACTGGCTCTTTAGGTTCTCAATGGTCTCGTCACGCTCTTGCTCATGGGCGAATTTTGGACTGATCTTCTTGCGGATGTCCACATATTGCTCTTTTGCCTTCAGGTGCCACGGGTTCTTGGCAATGTGCTCGTCCGACACCTTTTCAAGTGCCTGAATCTCGGCATCCATCAGCTCCATGCTCTCTGTGATGACCGTCGAGCCGCCACGGTCTACGACACCCTGGGCTGGCACGTTGCGGAACAGGCGCTGGCCTGTCTGTGTACCTACCGTCAGGTCTACAACCATCTCCTGTTGCTGCCCGAAGGCTATGGCCTGCAGGAACTGGCCCGGCTGGGCGTCCTTCGGGTGTGCCTGGCTCACGTCGTTCACCACGCCTTCTGAGAGTGCTACACCGTTGTCGTTAAGGTCGAGGATGACCACCTTACTGCCTTTTGCTAAACTCTGAAACATAATTCTCCTGTTTTTACGATTACTTTGTTCTTGGTCTCGTTAAGTGCAGGCAGACGGTACTTGTAAGACCGCCTGCCTGTCCTTATGCTGCGGCGGGCGTCGTGGTGCCTCCCGTGGCGGGCGTCGTGGCAGCCGTCAAGCGGTTGGCCCAGTAGCTCGACACGAAGTCGGCAGCAGCAGTGGCCACCAGCGTCGGCACCACCGAATACTGGTTGTTCGGCAGCGTGATGGTAGGCGGCTGGCAGCGCTTGATGGCTTCCACCTCGCCCAGGATGGCGGCAAGCTTCGCGTCGGTCTGGGCCTGGCTCTGACCTACCAGCCCGGCGAAGTACTGGTTCTGACGCACCTGGCTCAGCTCGCCGTCCTTGGCAAGGGCCAGGGCGGTCAGCTCGGCTATCTTCTCGTTCTTCGCCTCCAGCTTGTCGTTGTACATCTGCTGCAGGATCGAGCGGAAGCCCTCGTTCTGCGAGTCCACAATGCGCTGGGTGTTCTGCGTACCGGCGTTCACCAGCGTGTTCGTCTGCTGGCACATCGCAAGGGCCTGGTCCTTGCAGCAGTTACAGAACTGCAGGGCGATGTCGCTCTGACCACGCTGCAGCTGCATCTGCAGCTGGGCCACACTCATGTTCTGCTGGGCGGCGAAGTTAGCCATGGCAAGGCTGATGTTGCTCAGGCCGGCCTGGACGGCATCGGCTGACACGCCGAAGGTCTGGGCAAGCTCCGTCACACGGTTGCCAACACCTGCCACCTGTTGCATCAGCAGCTGCTGGCCGTTGTTGTTCGCCATGATGTTAGCCAGCGTAGTGGCTATGGCCTCGTCGTTGCATCCCTGACCGCCACGGTTACCACCGAAGCCGTTGCCGTAGCCGAACATGTTGGCCACGATGCCCAGGCCAAACAGGCCCATCACGCCTTCCCACATGTTACCGCTGCCGCCGAAAAGGCCACCGCGGTTGTTGTTACCCATCACGGCTGCAAAGTCAGCAGGGCTCCAGCCATTTCCACGACCACCGAAGCCGTAGCCGCCGTCGCCAAGGTTAATGAATTTCTCTTCTGTCATAATCTAAAGAAGTTGATTGATAAAAAAGGTTCCTTGTCTCGAATGTCACTGGCCATTGACCCCACAAAGTTACAACAAAGCCTCCTTGCCCGCTACCTCTCTCCCGTCCTTTCAGCCGTCACCGCCCGCCGTCAATTAACACTCCCCTTCTTCCGTTGCGTCGGCATGCCATGCCTACTTTCAGCACTCCCCCTTCAGCCTCCTGAAGGCGCTCCAGCGTCCGTCTGCTCACCCTTATCTCCTCACTCAGCATCCTCACCGCCTCCCGCTGCTTCACCCCAAGCTTCCTCATGTGCTTGTACTGCTCGAAAGCCTCCACATACCGCCAATCGTCCAAGTATACGCCATGTCGTGACAGCAATTTTAACATCTCACTCCCTATTTTCAGCAGTTCAACCACTTTCATAGTGCAAAAATTTGGTTAGTTCAACAATTATTATTATCTTTGCACCATCTCACCACAACGACGAAACACAACAATCCCGAAGTGTAGCAAGAGGGCATAACCCCCGGCTGCTGCACTTCGGGTGCGTCGTAAATATGTGGTGAGATACTATTTATGAAAATGCCGGGGGCTTTTTTTCTTTTCTTGTTTACCCCCAAAAGAATTGCCTTACTCAGTATCTATTCCAACCCTGTCTACAAGTTCTCGGGCATTAAGGACAGCTTCATCTATAAGAAAGCCGTTATTGACAACCAGCTCCTTGGCCACCTCAAATATCCTACAGTTTCTTGTTGTAGGCATCTTATTACCAGTGGTAAAGTCAAGCATCTTCTGTAGGGTATTGCTCACCTCTGTTTTGAAGTCCAGCTGCACATTCAGCTTCTCCCTGATGTGTTCCTTACCTTTTGAGTCGATGTAAGTCACCCAGTCCTCATCACTACGGGCACCACGCTCCTTAATCTCAGAGTCGATAATCTCAACCTTTTCGCCAGTACTCCTGAGAATACTCTTGCCACCAATAGGAGGCAACATAAATGTTTTGTTCTCCATAATCTTCTATTTTAAGTTCTTTGTTAATAGTTTTACCTGCTCCTTCATCCACATCTTCCTCTCCTGCTGAAGAAAGGGATGGAAGAAGTAGGATAAGAGTTGTGTGCCAAATTGTTCAAACATTAGTTTTATCTTTGCTAAAGACAGCCACCGAAGTGACTGCCTTTTGTACCTACTTATTACAATAACTTACACATTAGGCTTGGTTGCTATACGTTTGGTAGGTGTTTCTGATACTCCACTTTAACCTTCATTTAGCACTTTTCTGTTTATATAGTCATAGCATAAATATTCGTAACTAACCATGTACTTATTCATATTATGCCCAATTCTGACAATCTTAATAAGGCCGTTTTGTGTATCAAAAGCATAGTAATTAGCACAAGTCCTGCTAAGAAGTCCTTTACTCCTGTCACCACTACCGTAGGGTCTCAGCCACCCAGCTTGGTCAATAACAACACATAGAATGTTAGGATATTTTGTACTATACCACATATAATCATTATGAGTATGCCCACAAAGCCATGCAATCATTTTGCCTCCTCTCCCAATCCATGCGTTCAAAATCTCTCCAACATTATTAGTCGTACCCTGCGTGTAATTAGGATAAGGATTACCTTGACTATAACCATTGTCAACCCTGTTTCTCATGTTGAACTTCACTTCAGCATTGTAGGAAAGAGCTTTTATGTTATGAAATGCAACAACATCATTAGTTCTATGATTCATAACACGACCACCAGATGTCTTCATATTATAGGTAAATCTGTGGTTGGCGTCGTTCCACTCTTCATTATTCCCATTGAAATTATCAATAGGATAATGACAGGCAATAAGCACTGAAAAACCATACGCAGGATTATTGCTGTCAAGTGTTTCATTTAATTTTTCTATAAACCACAATTCCTGTTCATTTGTAGTCCATTTAACACCAGCAGTAGTAATAGCACCTGTAGCAGGGTCAATAACACCATCAAATCTATGAAGGCAGTCAAGACCAATCACCCTAATCTTTTGAGTAGTATAGTCCTTATGCCAATAACAAGCATGATAATTTGCACTTGTCGGGTCATTATGCCCAGAAGGCATAACATATCCAAGCTGCTCTATATATGGCTCGAAATAGGTTTCATAACACCAATCTTTACCTTTCCCATCCCATGCGGCACTATCCTCTTTTTGGTCATGCTCTGTAGTTGCTGTTGTTGCTGAATCGTGGTTACCAAGTACAAACAGAGATTTATCAGCAAGACCACTATTTTCTTTCCACCACACAGACCCTTGCGGATAACTACTCGTACCATCCGCATAATAATGCACACTATCACCAGTACAAAGTATATCATCAACATAATTAAAAATGGCCTTTTTATATGTATTGATAGTATCTGCTGCTTCTTGGTCTCCATGAATATCCGAAAAATGAATCAGCCCCAATGATTTAGTAAATGTGCCACTTGGCGCAACGAATTTAGCTTGAGCGACTCTTTCTACAAACAGCTCTAAATTGAAATCATTGTTAATGATATTAAAATCGCTAATATCTATCACTGGAAGCGTTACTTCTGTAATCTCATCTGTTATTTCAGAAGGATTTATTACAACATTTTTAGTAGACCCTAATACAAAGCCCAACCTATAGCACTTGTCACTGAGTTTAAAAGACACTTCTCCAGTATAAGAAGAACTTGTATTATCTACTAAATCGTGATATGCAATAATGTCATCAGCCGTGCTATAAGTTAAAAATGGAGAGCTGCCCAATTTCCTATAAGGAAGTTCATAAACTCTTATTGCATTCCTACCAGAATATTTTACAGAAACAAGCTCTCCTCCTTTCACATAAACTTCAGGATAATAAAGAAGCCTTCTTATATTACCATCGTGGAAGTTTGTAGCCTCTCCACTCCTAAACCATCCATTATATGTCTGCTCAACGCTCGGAATTATTACAGTATCAATACTACCAAACAAACCGTTTTCGATAAAGTTTTCAAGAAGGGTACTATTAAAATCGTTAATCGTGTCAACAGTGTCAGATAAAGCAGCAGTTTCATTGTTAAGATTTAGTATCTCATCGGTATGCCTATGCACAATACTGGCGTTGTCATAAATAGTACCCTTCCCACAGCAAAAAGAAAGAGCATTGAGCATTTCCTCTTTCCTTGCATCAGAGATTGGAGTATTTCCATTCGTGAGAGAAAGTACCATGTAGCCATCCTGTGATATTGTCTTTTCGTCATAACCAGCAGTATAGCCATTAGAAATAACCTCTATGTAATCTGAAGCATGTATGGCCTTCGCAAAAGATTGTGTTATCCCACAACTTAATCCAAGAGGGTCAGTAGTCTTAGCCCATGTTTTCATTCCGCTTTTTACAGGCATGACAATACGTATTCTGATGCCATTTGGGTTATCTGTTGGGTTTGTTGTTCCTGCCAGCACTCTTGCTATATAAGCATTGTTCTTATCATAAAGAATTCCCCAGTCCTTTCCAGCATCATAATCTTCTACCAAAAAATCTATTGCCTTGCCATTTTCCGCTCTAATGCCTATATACAAAGCGACAGTATCATCGTCTGTCATTACATCATAATAACTTTTAGTCACATAATTGTAATAAACTGATACTTTATTAGTTCTTTCTCCTATGGCATTTTCAACTCCAATAGTAAGTTTGTTACCTTTATATGTAATATCCCAATTAGGCGTAAGGACATAAACCCTGTAATTTCTTTGTGGCCGCACAAATCTTACAATACTATATACTAGATTGTTGTTTTGTCCTTTAGCTATAATTCGTTGACTTCTTGAATAATACCCTAAAGTACTCACTCCACCACTCTTAACAAGATTATCACTCCCAGCAGTAGGCTCATCGTCAATACCCTGCCAGTCAGCGATAACATTACTCCAAGCAGTATTCATAAGCCTGTACTGAACATACTCCTTACTATCACTTGTAAGCTTGGTCATCACCCAAGTGGTGTAAGTAGTAGTCTCAACATCTTCAACAGTCTCAGTAACACTGAGCCAATAAGTAGCAGTAGTAGCAGGAGCTTCTACAGGCAGCTGTTCGGCAGTATAAGTGCCGTCAGTAATAGTAAGTGCCTCCTGTACCTCAGTACCAGTAGGCTGCTCAGTCAGCCCCTCAGTCTTGACAACAGAATAAGAAGCAGGAGTGAGCTGTATGAACTTGATGGACATGCCACCTCTTTGAACGCTTGCAGGCACAGCAGCAAGGGCATCGGCAAGGGTCTCGTAGGTAGCCAGCACACCCTCACTCTTGTTATACTCACTGACATCAAAGGCACTGCCATGAGCAAGCACGCCCTCACTGTTGATAGGCTTTACACTCCCCGCAGTAGGCACATCATCCATGATCGTCTGAAGCTGCTCGATGACAGGAGTGGCCAGCTTGTCGGTGGTCACGGCACCAGGGGCCAGCTTCTCCTCAGTTACTGCCTCATCGGCAATCTTAGCAGTAGTAATATTGTAGTTGGCAATCTTCGCTGTGGTAACAGCAGGAGGAGTCTCCACCCCATCAATCAGTCCACCGGAAAGCTTCTCAGTCGTGACTGCAGCGGCAGCAATATTCCCTTCAGCCACAGCGCCTGGAGTCAGGTTGTCATTAGCAACTGCACCTGCACCGATGTTACCGGCCTGAACAGCACCCGCAGCCAGCTTGTCGTGGGTCACGGCCCCTGCCCCAATCTTACCTTCAGTGACGGCACCTGCTGCTATCTTGCCTTCAGTGACGGCCCCCTCGGCTATCTTGTCTTCAGTGACGGCAGCACCATCAGAGTCATCCACCCCCGACAACTTGTCGGCAGTCACTGCACCGGCAGCCACCTTCTCGTTGGTGATGGCCCTATCGGCTATCTTGTCGTTATTCACAGCCCCCTCGCCGATGTTCCGTGTCTTTACCTCGCCGTCGCCAATCTTCTCCGTGTCAACGGCATCGTCGGCTATCTTCTCTGTGGTGACAGCCCCCGGCGCTATCTTGTCGTTGGTAACGGCCTCATCGGCTATCACAGGCGTGCAGATCCTGCTCGTCGTCTTCTCGTACAGGTGCTGCTCGGTGTTCCACTTCCACAGGAAGCCGTAATGGTCAACTCGATACATGTTCCGCGCCCACTCGCGTGCTTTCTCGCTCTCACCCAGCGCCTCCTGGGCGGCGGCCAGCTGCTCCTCGCTAAGCTCCTCTAACCGCTGCATCTTGCTCGTCAGCTGAGCATGCTGGCTCTGCAGGGTTTCAATGGCCTGGATGGCCTGTTCAAGGGTTGTTATTGCCATAACTATTATGTATTATAATTGAAAATTATAAGGTCGCTAACTGGGCAAACTTCTCAGCAGCGGTATGTTCTTTCTTTCCTTCGAGGATGATGCGGCATGTCAGGTAGATGAGGTTCTTCTCGCACTCCGCCTTCAGCGCACATTTCAGGGTGTCGTTGTTCTTGCTCACCATGGGGACGTACACCAGTGCTTCCAGCTCGTTGTCGCTACTCCCCGGCCAGTAGCGCAGCACCTGCTTGCTGGCTGTTGTGGAGGTATTCCCTTCTGCCTCGGTGATGCTCGCTGTGTCGATCATTGCCTTCGGCTTCTCGTTGCTGCCACGGCTCCACTTGCTGCGCTGGTACTTCTCGGCCTCACTGCCGGGAGTTATCAGTTCGCTCACTGTGCCCTTCCACTGCACCATCTTCAGGCTGGCGAAGCGAAGGAAGTCTGTTGGCAGCACGATATACCCGCTGCCATCAGCAGCGCGCACATCCTTGCTCCATGAGGGGCTGCTGGTGGTATTGGTGATGACAGTCGGCTCCAGCAGCTCCAAAGGCAGCTCGCGCGACAGGCTGGTGGCGGCATGCTCTAGTGCCTGAGCTATCTCGGCGTTGATGTCGCTCACGAAGGTGTCCGCCACATTGGGCGCTATGTCGTCAAGGGCCTTGCGCACCTTGCCGACAAGGGTGGTGATACTCGCTTCCATGCCTCGCCCCTCCTATTTGTTGTAGACTATCTCTATGCCCGCTTCCTTCGCTTTCTGCAGCAGCTGGTCGGGGGTCTTGATGTCACTGTAGGCTATCTCCAGCCGCTTGGCAAGCAACGACTTCGCCTGTGTGAAGTTCCGTGCTTCTATCACCTCCTTGGCTGCAGTGACCGCCGTTTCTCCGTCGGCTCCTGCCGCAGTGCCCGCCGTGTCAACGGCGGTCCTCACCCTCGCGTCTCCGTCGGCTCTTGCCGCCGTGTCCGACGTCACAACGGCGGCTCTCACCCTCGCGCCCACCGCTTTAGCGGCCTCCTCTTCGCTCACCATCTCCCTGATAACTCCACGCTTGTACAGCGAGTGCCGTCTGATGGCTTCGGCAGTCTCACGCAGCTGTGTCCGGAACTCGCTCGCACCAAAGCTGTTGCGCTCGCCGAACCGCACCAGGCGCTGCTGGCCCGCCACGTTCACGTAGAAAAACAGTTGGCGGTCAGCTGAAAAATGATATGTACTCATGCTGTCTGTCGTTTTAATAAAGCAAAACGAGGACGGCGGCACCGGCCACCGCCCTCGCTATTATGAATTATGCATTAAGCATTAAGCATTCCTACGCTGCCTCCTCCAGCTCGTCGGTCACACCCAGCGACTCGTCGAAGTCAGGACGGCTCACACGGGCATGTGCATTGGGGAAGTACAGCGTCCAGCACGAGAACTCCTCCATGACCACGGCATTCGAGTTGCGGATGAACAGGTCTTTCAGGTCATACTCCTTACGGCTCCAGTCACCGAATACCCACTTCTCCAGGTAGCGCGGGTCGAGCAGGAAGGCACAGCCACTCATGCCCATGTAGTTGAAGGCGTCGTGGCGGTAGATGAGTATCTTCGTGCCCATGCTGGTGAAGCTCTCGAAGTCCAGGTGCCAGTTGTTGTAGTTATTCTCGGTCTGCATGATCAGCCGTCGCTCACTCTTCAGGTTACTCAGGGCCATGTAGATGAGGTTGTCCACGAAAAGCAGCTTCGTGCGGCTGCCGTTGCCTGCATTATGGATGGCCTGGTTGATGAAGTTGGTCAGCTCCTTCTCACTGATGGCATACTCATAGACGGTCTTCGTCAGAAACTCCTCGCTGCCCTCTTCGTCGGGATCGTAGTCGGGATTCTCTACCTGCACGGTCACAGCTTGCTTAGTACCATCAGGACCAATCTCCAGTTTCGGCTGCCAATGGCCCAGCTGAAGGTCTTTACCTGCCTCCCAGTAGATGCCGCCAGTGGTGTACACATTGCCGTTGTTGCCATAGCGGCCCACGCTCTTGATACCGAACAGGCCGCTGCGCTCGATGCCGTCGCGCATGTCGTCCATGGCTACGCGTTCCTGCTTCGAGAAGTCCCAGTCTACCACCTTCTGACTCATGCGCTCGATGACGCTCTCCTCGGCCTGCATGATATAGCGCTGGCAGTACTGGATGCTGGCTTCTGGCAGCTGGTAGTAGCTCGCCGTCTCAACATCCTTCTCACCGGCGGCACGGCCCAGACGCAGCATCACGGCACCGGCAGGGATGTCAGGGAGGTCCCAGCGGTTGCCCTTCGCAGCGTGCTTTACTCCGTTTACGGCGATGACGATGGGGTTCAGCGTGGCATCTTGGCGGCCTACTACTCGTACCATCAACGGCTTCAGCGTGTCACGGGTCACACCGTCATCCAGATAGCCCGCGATTTCAGGAAAGATGATGGTGTCCATCGAGTCGAAGCAGCTGTTGTTCACCGGGTCTATGGCCGTGGCATTGCCGCTGCTCGTGGCAGTGATGGCGGTCTCCAGCGTCGTCTTGATGGGACGTTGCCCAATCTGGTAGTACTGCACGCGGATGTCACTCGACTTGTTGGTCTTCGACGCACTTCGCAGGATCTGGTCGATGGGACACGACTCCAGCTTCATCTCCACGATGTGTTTGTTGATCTGCTTCTGATAGTAGTCGAAGTCCTGCAGCTCACCTTCCATGATGGCCTGGCTCTGCGTGCGGTTGTTGTCACCGGCCACGCCAACACCGGGGCCGCCGTCAAGTCCGCCTACAGGCGACGTGATGGCAGGGTCATCGGCCACTGCAAACGCTGTACCACTCGAAAAGACCATGGCGACTATAGCCACCACGAATCCGAACCATTTTTTAAATCTTTTCATTGCTCTACTTGTTTTGATGTTTATAATAATGATCTTGTCTCTCGCCTCTCGTTGCTGCTTCGGCCAGCAGCACATCCTCGGTGTCTGTGCGCGTCTTGGGGCCTCTCACCACAAGCCCGCCCCCTGTCAACTTTCCGTATTCCATAGCGTCACTCTATGCTGCGCCATCGTCGCAGCTCTTACATGTCCTTCATACGTTCCAGACGGGCCAGGTATGGGTCTGTCTCACCTCCGGCTGTGACCGCACCACCACCGCTGCCCACGTCGGCGGGCATCGAGCGACGTTGCTGCTGCTTGCGCTTGAACATGTCTATCTTCTCGTTCTTGCCACGCTTGTACCCGGCTTCGTCGGCTTCCTTCAGCTTCAGGTCGTAGTCCTTGATACGGAAAAGTCGCAAGAAGTCATCTTTCTTCAGGTCGAAGTTCAATGCACGGGTGACGAAACCGTTTTTCTTGTCGTAAATCCAGTCTATCAGGTCCTTCACCTGCTCGGGCTTGTAGCCCGCCTCTTGGATGGCGGCATCCAGCTCGGCATCCTCGGCGGCAGTCTTCTCAGACACTTTCGCCTGGAAATCGCTGTCGGCCTTTGCGGCGGCCTCACGCTCCTTCTTCCTGGCCGCAGCCTTCTCCTTCGCCGTGGCGTTGTCCTCCAAGTAGTCCAGCAGGTAGTCCAGATGCTGGTCCAGGAGGTACTCGTCCAAGGAAAAGTCGCTGCCGTCGGCATTCTTGCCGCTGATGATGCCGTTCAGCATCTCAGGCGCTATCTGGTTGTTCGCTATCGTCTCGTTCAGACGACGGCGTCCGGCCTCGGCCTCGTCGCTCTTTGCCAGCTCGCCAAGGGCCTCACCGTACAAAGCCTCGTCATCGTCAACGTTGAAATCGGGGTTGCGACTCTTGTACCGCTCACCCAACAGTTGTCTGTTTGTCTTTTTCTCTTCTGCCATTTCTGTTATTGCTTTTGTTCTCCGTCAACACACGGAACTGTTATTTTTTGCAAAGATATAATAAATCATCGAGCGAAAACATATAAAATACAAAATTTTATTGTTATATTTGCAAAGTATTCTTGTTTTAGCCCTCCAATCTCCTATGCGTCACAAAGGTTCCATTTCACAAGTAAACATCGAGCGCGACAAGCTGGTACCTGTCCTTTTCAGGAAGGCAAAGGGCATGGTGCAGTGGCCAACGTGCATGACGGCCATCTGCCAGCTGGTGGCATCAATGCCGGTGCCGGAGTTCTTCATCTCGTCCGACACCGCCATCGTCTACGTCCGTCGCAGGTACTACAACAACGTTTGCCAGCAGTACCGGAACAAATACAAGCAGCTGCTTTTCGATGCCCTCTACGACCGCTTCCTCGAGCTGATGAACAGCTCCAGGATGAAAAAGAAGTCCATACCCGGCATCGTCCTCACAGCTCTCAGCTCACCGGCTCCCTGCTGCGGACTCTCACCGTTGCAGGTGTACAGCATCATGCTCCGCTACAACAAGCAGGTAAAATCAAAAAACAAGAAAAAACCATGATACGCTTCTACCTCACCCTCGCCGCCGTCATCATCATGGCGGCACTCATCCCCCTCGCACCGCACATGGCCGTGCCCGCAGCTGTGCCCGCCATGTCAACGGCGGTCCTCTCCCCCCATCTCGTCTACATGTTCGGACACGCCAACCTCCTCCACTGGGCCATCAACGCCTGGGCTCTCCTCGTACTGCATAACCTCTTCCGGCCGTCACGCCTCATAGCCGCCTACGTCCTCGCCGTTCTCATCTCCTTCCTCCCTCATTTTTCATTTCTCATTTCTCATTTCTCATTTAGCGAAGCGCTCCCCGTCCTCGGGGCCTCCGTCATCACATGCTTCTTCTTTGGCTTCCTCACTCCCTATCTCTGGTCTAAAGACCGCCTCTCAGCCTGCATGATGGCATCACTCATCATCATCGCCTTCTTCATTCCCGGCATCGCCGCCATCCATCACCTGCTGATGTATCTCTTCGGCCTCGCCTGGTACCACATAGAACGCCTCACCCGCTCCTTTCGTCTCTTCTGCAAATAGTGCGTAGCGCGGTTTTCCCGCGCAAAAGAAAAGAATGCGTAGCGCGGTTTCCCCGCGCTGAAAAAATATGACAACCAAGACCGCCAACCAGCCCCGCATACCCGCCAAGCTCCTCGCCAAGATCATTGCCGAGGACAAATGCCGCCTGGCCGTACTCTTCAAGGGCTACAACCCCATCACGGGCGAGAATGCACCGGGACAGCGTGCCCGCATCGTCATCACCGACTTCATGCTGGGCAAGCCGCTCTTCGTACCACTACCCATGCTACGCTCGCGCTTCGTCCGCGTCCTCATCAACTGCGGAAGCATCGGGGAATACGTCCGCAGGCACATGCCGGGGGCCGACTACGCCAAGGCACGGAAGGCCGTCTGGCGACGGTTCATAAGACTGCGATGCAAGCACGACTTCTATTTCTTTGCCTATGCCTACGCCCGCATAAAAAATAAGGAGGGTGGCCCTGACATCCCCTTCTACCTCCGACCGGCACAACTCAAGGTATGCCGCTACTTTGAGGATATGCGACTGCGGGGCGTGCCAATCAAGGTTATCCTTCTTAAGTGCCGACAGTGGGGTGGATCAACCCTCACCGACATCTACATGGTCTGGATTCAGATCTTCTGGAAGACGAACTGGAACTGCAACATCGTCGGACACCAGTCCACATCTTCCATCACGGTGTTCAATATGTACGAGCGCCTTATCAATGCCATCCCACTATGGCTCTTCTACAAGACCGGACAGGAATACCCCGAGGACGTGCGCAAGATACGCAACGACGCGAAGAACCCCAACATCAAGTACCTCGTGCCACGCTCCTGCAAGATACAGACGGGCAGCGCACTCAACCCTGAGTCGGCGCGCTCCGACGACGTGGCCATGGCACATATCACCGAGGAGGCCTTCTTCCCCAACACCGAGAAATGGACACCGGCTTTGGTCGTCAAGTCGGTCATCAGCCCCCTCACAGGAAAGCCTTACGAGTTCGTGGTACGAGAGTCCACGCCCAACGGCATGGAAAATGAGTTCCATGACGAATGGGTGCGCGCCAACTCCAAGGACAAAGAGGGTAAGCCACTCTCATCCTATAAGCCGGTTTTCGTCGCCTGGTTCGAGATAGAGACGTATGTCAAGCCCTTCAAGGACGAGGATGAGCGGGCCGACTTCGCCGTCTGGCTATGGAAGCACCGACAGGACACCACGGGCAACGGCGCATACTTCTGGCACCTCTACGAGATAGGGGCATCACTCGAGGGCATCAACTGGTACGTCGAGAAACTGCTCGACTATAACTGCATCGAGGACATGCAGCAGGAATACCCCTCTGACGACATTGAGGCGTTCAAGTATTCCGGAAAGGCGGTATTCGACATCTATAAGGTAGAGAAGCTGCGGCAGGACTGTGCCACGCCTATCTTCACCGGCGATATCGAGGGCGATGCCTACGACCCCACGCTCAAAACCGAAGTGCCCGACGCTTCTCCGGCAGGAAAATACGAGAAGTACCCCTGCATGCAGAACCTCCGGCTCGTCGAGCAGCCTGGCGGCTTCTTCCGTATCTGGGACCTTCCCGACGATACCATCAACGTCAAGTACAGATACCTCGTCGCCGTCGACATCGGCGGCTCGCACAAGACCTCCGACTGGTCATCCATCGTCGTACTCGACCGCTATGACGTCATGTACGGTGGCGTGCCGACGGTGGTGGCTGAATGGCACGGACACTGCAACCCCGACCAGCTGGCCATGAAATGCGCGCAGATAGCACACTTCTACCAGGATGCCTTCCTCGTAGTAGAGAACAACACGGCATACAGCCGCATGAACGACACCGACGGCGACGTCAGCGAGCTGTTCTTCCCCATCCTCGTGCCGCTCTATGACAATCTCTATAACTCCAATCACTCCAAGCTCCTCAAACACCGTTCCAAGGAGCTGAAATATGGCTTTAACACCAACCGCGCCACAAAGGTGGCCATCGTCATGTTCCTTGCTGCCGTCATACGCGAACAGAAATACATGGAGCGCGAGGAAGAGACGCTTAGCGAGTATTCCTATTTCATGAAGTTCCCCAACGGCGAATACGGAGCGGTGCCGGGGAAGCACGACGACCGTGTCATGGCGCGAGCCATCGGCATGTACGTCGAGCACGAGATGCCTGTGCCCTTCATCGTCATACAGAAAACACCCGAGCAGATAGCCCGGGAAAAACTGAAGAAGAAAAAACCGATAGCCCCCGAAATAGTAGTTTAGTTCGTAGGCCGGTTTTCCCGGCCTCAAAAAAAAAGAAAGAAAATATGAAACTCAAAACCATCATCAACCGCAGCCTCTTCAGGCTCTATTACCCTTACATCATCCGTAAGGAGAAATTCGTCGCTGCACGCATGTGGCGCGAGGGCGTACGTCAGTGCGTCGCCATGTACAAGGAAATGGCATCGCCGCGTGTCTATCTCTTTTTTGACGCCAAACACATGGTCTGGGCACCTATGACCTACGAGCCCAACAAGCAGCTGAAACCATCCTTCAAGGTGCTCCGGCGCATGGGTAAGATGCACGGCACACATACCATCCACAACGTTGCTGACATGAAGAGGGCATGCTACTACTACACCCCGTCAAAATGGGGCGCACTCGGCTGCGACGAAGACAACCGGGTGCGCACCGAAAAGCTGGCACAGTGGATTCACTACTACCTCCACTATCTCTCTGAGCCTATGAGGAAAGTCCGCCAGTACCAGAAGCAACAGGACTGCCGCCACCATCAGCCTGTAACAGCCTGATGGCACCGTTGTCACGGTCTGCGTTGCTTTCACTGCCACCTCCCTGGGTCAGGTGTGCCGCCCCTGCCGCAGTGCCCGCCGCATTAGCGGCGGTCCTCATCCCCATGCCCGCCGCTCCTCCGGCGGGAAGTGCCGCTGCAGCCTGCTGCTGGGCCATCGCCATCGCTTGTTTCTCCTGCTTGTGCTCCTCCCAGAAGCGCTTCAGGCGAGCCGTGTCGCCGAAGTTGGCGCTGTCCAGGCACTGGCCGAAGTCTATCTCATCGCGCAGGTAGGCCTGCCAGGCCAGGTCTTTCAGAGCCTCCCGCACGGTTGCGTTGCTGGCATCCTGTGTCAGGGCGATGTCGCAGTCCAGGTCACCCATCGTCTCGCGGTTGAAGAAAGCCCGGATGTCCTGACCGGTCATCTTCACGCTCCGGCGGTCGTCATAGAAGCACTGTATCGTCCACAGCTGCTTCTTGGCCACGCGCAGCTTGAAGTTCTCAAACGAGCTGACATAGTCGGCCACGCCAACGGCGCTGCTCTGCTGCTCAGCACGATAACGGGCGGCACTGGTGCCGGCAGCAGGCGAGGCACCCTGAAGGGCGGGCTGCACATTGCTCTGAGTGGTCACCAGCTCACGGTCGCGCTGCATGATCAGGTCAATGCCGGCAGGCAGGCTCTTGTTCATGATCTGCTGCGGCAGGTTGCCGCCGTTCTTCGACGTGTAGATGATGACGCCGTCGACCTTCACCCAGTTCTCAGCAATGTCGCCAACGTCCATCTTGTCGCTCAGCGCATCCTCGTCAATGGCCAACGGACCTTTTGCTGAGTTCATGATGATGAAGTCCAGCATGATATTGTCATGGTTGTACTGGCGCTGACGGTCTATCAACCTGTCAACGAAGCTACGTACCTCACCCTGTATGCACGGATAGGCCAGGAACACGTAGGGGTGATAATAGAACGAATAGCCGTCACGAAGCACCTTGTACGGACTGATGCCCTCGTCAAGCAGGTAGCCGTTGGGACTGAGCATACGCCAGTACCACAGCTCCTCAATGCCCACCTCATATTCTATGAGCGCCAGCTCCTCCTCCGGCACGTAGGTCATCGGCTGTCCACTCTCGTCAAGCAGAGGCACGCCGTTCTCGTCCTTCATGATGTTTGCCTGCCTGCGCTCAGCATTCTCGGCATCAATGGCCGACTTGTCTTCCAAAGGGCGGTAGCCCGCACTGGCGTTCAGACGGTCGTGGCACCACAGGGCACGGTTGCGCTCCAGCGTCCACACCTCGATGAAACGGTACTTCCCCACCACGCTCGAGTGGTAGAAGTCATCCAGGTGGTCGGTCTGGTTCATACCAGTGTCGTTATAGCCCTGTACGGGCAGCGTACTGCGAGCCGCCGTGTATATCTGTACCAGCTTCTGCTCGTCACCGGCCTCCTTCACGAAGGTCTTCAGCATCTGAGGCCATGTCACATCATGGGCCTCGGCAATAAACTCCACGTCCTCCAGGTCCTTGCGACTAAAGACGGGTACGGCCAGCTTGAACATGTCAACGGGGTCTACGAACACATCTTCACGACCCTGACGGAACGCCCACTTCACCTTGTCGCAAATGAAACCCAACAGGGAGTGGTTTTCAAACTGGTCGGCATCTTGCTCGCTCTTGTTGTTGTTGTTGCAGTTCTGGCGGAGGAAGGTGTTCAGGATGTTCACATACTCCTCCTCGTCACTGTCCACGCTCTCTATAGAAGGGGCGGTATAGTTGTTGCGCACCAGGCCCTTCAGCGAGATCATCTTGTCGGTGATGATGTCACAGCTCAGGGCGGGCATGCCCTTCATCTCCATGTAATGACGTACCGTCATCCGGTGGCCGTTGTACACCACCGTGTCCTCCAGCTGACGGCCCATGTAGTAGTTCGTGTCGCGCACCCATTTCTTGCGCAGGTCGCGCATGTTGTCGTAGTAGTGAGCTGCCAGCTGCACCAGCTGCATGTACAGACGGGCGTTGCTGAAACGGCGGTGGTCCCACCCGTTCTTCAGCACAGCACCGTCGCGCACGTCCTCTCCACCTCGGGAGCTGACGTCGTGCCCGGCACCTCTCCGTCGCAGATACCCATTACTGATACCTGATTCCTTCTCGTTGCGCTCGTTGTATAGTTCGTCTCTCATGTCATAAGTACTTTTCCGCAAAAATATACAGAATGCCATAATGGCTCACTATAAAACACAAACTTTGTGTTTTATCCCCTCACCGTCACCTTTTCCTCCTATCTTTGCCAAAAGTCCACTTTGCTGCCATATCATGGCAGCCCAAATGAAAAAAAAACATGCCAAACAAGAAAGTAAAAATCTCCGAGTGCTGCGTCATCACCAACGACGACAAGGGGCAGCGCTCCCTCGTGGGGAAGGCCAAGGAGGCGCTGACCACGCTCGCCAAGAATAAGGTGGATGTAACCATCTGCCTGGAGTCAACACCCAAGGACGCTGCAGCCGCCTTCCTCAAGGAAAACAACATCCCTTACAGCGACCTCCTCGAACCCGCGGCAGCAGTGCCCGCCGCGTCAGCGGCGGTCCCCAAGCCATCAGCCTTCGATGCCGTCATCCTCGGCGAAAACAACATCATCCTCCACCGCGGCGACTGGCAGTGGACGCTCAACGACCTTGTAGACAAGCTCTACTCCACACGCGAGCAGCCCGTCCATAAGTCGGAACAGCAGAAGATGGACGAGAAGTTTGCCGACTACAAGCACTGGGCCGATGAGTCCAACAAGGCTGCAGCAAAACGGCTGAGTCAATCATCTAACAGCTGAAGCCTATGTTCGAGCAGGTAAAGAATGTTCTTGTGGCAGTGGTGCTCAGCGTGCTGGCATACCTCAAGCCGATAGAAGGGGAGCTGTGGAGCCTCTTCCTCATCTTCTTCGTCAACTTCGTCTTCGGCTACCTCTCGGGGATGATTGCCAACGGCGAGGAGTGGAATAACAAGAAGGCACTGCGCTGCATCGGAGAGGCAACGGTATTCTTCGTCCTGTGCACAGCCATATACGCCATAGGACGTTTCAAGGGACAGATGCAGGGAGCCGTGCAGTGTGTCAGCTTCGTCACATACGTGGTGATGTACTTCTACGGCCTCAACGTGCTTCGTAACTGCAGGATGATCTTCCGGAAAGAGACAGCCCCCTGGCATGTCGTCAACGTGCTCTACTATGTCTTGCGCTTCGAGTTCATCAAGAAGATTCCCTTCCTCAGCGACTACCTCAACGTCAGCAAGGAAAAGGCAAACGATTAGCGCCCGCAGTGCCCGCCGCATCAGCGGCGGTCCTCCTCCTTCTTCCATTGCGCGCGATAGCATCGCGCCCCCATCAGAAAGCTCAAATCTTTTCGTTTTTAAATTGGTTAAAAATTATGTTGCCCGCCTGCTGGGGCTGTGAAGTTCCGGCAGGCATTCTTCAAAAACAAAGCAGCCATGAACAGGAAAGTAACGATATTAGGCACCGCACACCGCCTCCACGAACAGGGAAAGCACAGCCCTGACCGGAGGCTCGTAGAATGCGTCTACAGCCGCGAGATAGCCACCGAGCTGAAGGCAAAGCTGCAGGCATACGGCTATCCCGTACTCATCGACTTCGAGCCCCTCGACCTGCCGCAAAGCATGCGGTCGCCAAATGCCACCATAGAGCGGCAGCGTGAGCTCGCCATGCGCGTCAACTACGTCAACGAGGTATGCCGGCAGCAGGGGCCGCAGAACGTGCTCTATGTCAGCATCCATGTCGACGCGTCAGGCAAAGATGGCAGGTGGCACGACCCACACGGATGGAGCGTCCGCGTATCACCGAAAGCCTCCATGCAGAGCCGATGCCTCGCCGACTGCCTCTACGATGCTGCCAAGGAGCACGGCCTCACCATCCGACAGCCCAAACAGCAGAAGAAATACTGGGAACAGCCCATCTACGTCCTCAAACACACGCTATGCCCCGCCGTCCTCACCGAAAACCTATTCCAGGACAACGAGCACGACGTAGACTTCCTTCTCTCCGACGAGGGCCGCCACGCCATCACCCGCCTGCACCTCGAAGCCATTCTCCGCTACCTCTCACAGCAGCCGTAGTGCCCGCCGTGTCAACGGCGGTCCCCCGCTCACCTTCTTCCATTCCGCGCGATGCCATCGCGCCCCAAATCACCACTCACCATCATGAAAGAACTTGAACCCTACGAAGAGACCTTCACCCGCAGTTTCGACAACCTCCTCCGGATCTGCTGCGCCGTCATCGCCGGAATGCTCATCTGCTTGCTCCTCAGCGCATGCCGGACACAGTACATCCCCGTGGAGGAGGTACACACCGTCCACACCACCCGCACCGACAGCGTCGTACACCACGACAGCATCTTCCTCCACGACAGCATCATGGTACGACAGGCGGGCGACACCGTCTACTACACCAGGTGGCGCACACAATACCGTGACCGATGGCGTGACCGCCTCATCACCGACACGCTCATAAGAAAAGACACCATACAGGTGCCCTTTCCCGTCGAAAGGAAGCTTACAGCCTGGGAAAAGAACAGCCTCCGCCTGCAGGGCGCCACGGCCACGGTCATCACCGTCGTCATCCTCGCCCTCGCACGCTGGCTCAGAAGAAGGTACAAGCGCACATAGCCACAGTGCCCGGCGTGTCAACGCCGGTCCCCGACCACAAAAAGCCTCCCGCCGTGTGAGAACGGCGGGAGGCTTCTCTTACTCCAGCGAATCAACCTCCTCTATCAGCTGGCGGCGCAGGTCGCGTATCTGCTGCATCAGGGCAGCATCATCACTGCCGCCCATCTTGCTGCGCAGCGCATCATATCCCGGCGTGTCCTTCTTCTTCGACCGCTTGTACTTGCCCAGCAGCTTGTCGGCCTTGAAAAGACGGCGCACGGCAGGGCGGCTGCGATACTCCGTGATGTATGTCTCGTCCATGTCGCTGTCCTTCATGCGAGCCAGCTCACGTTTCATGTCCGAGACGGCCTTGCCGATGACGCGCACACGGTAGTCCTCTACGATGTCCTCACGCGTGGCATGCTGCAGGTACGACTCCGTGGCAACGCTCCAGCTCCGCTCGTCGTTCTCTCCGGAAAGAAGGTGCTCTACATTCTCCATGAAAGCAGCACGTTCCATGGCCTGGTGGTTCTCACCGCCAAGGTACTGTTCCATCTTGCGCTTCCAGAAAGCACGGTCTTTGTAGGTCGTGGCAGCCTCGAAACGATCGGCAGCTCCTGTCAGGTCGGTGACACCGTCCACAAGCTCCCTCCGCTGCTCGGCCTTCACGCTGGCAATGGCAGCCTTCAGGCACTCCTCGGCATCAACACCGTTCATCACAGCTGCCTGGTAGGTCTGCTCGATACCGCGCATGTCACCGTCGATGATAAAGGTCTTGAAGTAGTCAACGGCCTTGTAACGGCTGAAGCCCTTGCTGCTCGGCATGAAGAAGTCCATCACCTTGTACTCCTTGTCGGCCTGGGTAGGGATGCCAAAGGGGATGAAATGGCGTGCCGTGGCCGAAAGGGTGCTGATGGTGCGCCCGTATTTCTCACGTAGCTCACGGCTCTCGTAGCCCTCCTCAAAGCCACGGACACCCAGGGCACCGAGGAAGTCCATCAAGCCGCCGATGTTCGGGTTCGCCTTCGCCTTCATGCGCTCTATCAGCGGAGCAGGGAACTCCAGGCCATGACGGCCTATGAACATCTCCGGGAACTCCCTGAACGGCTTGCCCCATTTCACGTATGTCTCCGTGCCATCCTCATACCTGCCGGTGAACAGGTGGGTCTGCTGGCCCAGGCTGTTGCCGGTCATCAGGTAGTCGTACCATTTCATGCCGTCAGGATAGGCCAGCTCGTAGGGTGATTTATAGTCGGGGTTCGTCTTGCGCATCTCCTCGGCCACTTCCCTTTGCTGCTCCTGGTCACGCTTGCGGTTCCACGCATTCAGCGCGTTATACAGCACGTTCCAGAAGAAGAGCACACCGATCAGGTAGCACCGCTTGGCATTGCGGCTGCGGAAACGCCGCAGCTCGTCACGTTCCACCTTGCCGCCAGCAGCGCGCCGGATGTTGTCCCAGTTGTACTTCAGATACTCACGCCAGCCGCCATCGCCATACAGGCTGCCGAAACCGAAGTTGGCAAAGAAATGGCGGTTGGTGCTCACTAACCAGTCAGGACTCAGCAGAAGACGACGCATCCATTTCAGGGTGCCGGGACTCACGTTCAGCAGTTCCCAGTACTGACCGCCGAACATGTCGTTGACATACTGACCGGCCTCGTCATACAGCTTCTCGCGCGTCTCATCATCCAGCCCCTCTCGTTCCGCTCGACGGTCTATCTGACGCTTGAAGCGCATCATCGACGCTATCTTCAGACCGTCATGCAGGTAGTTCCAAAGCACCGTGTCAAAGCCTTTGTTCACCCAGTCCATAAGGATGGCAGGCACGGTGCCTGCAGCTCCGGCGGCTTTCTTGAAGGCATTGTCACTCTTGTACAGCTCCTTCACCATCTCACGCAGCTTCCCTGTAATGTTGTTCACGTCGGCGGCGGCATAGTCCTCGGTGGCACCCAGCTGAACCAGGTGACTGGCGGCAAACTTGAAGTCCTCGGGATGGGCGTAAGCGGGCAGCGTGCCCTTCATGGCACTGTCGGCAACGATGTACTTGAACAGGTCGGCAAGACCAGCCACAGGGCCGTTCTGCGCCACGTCCACCTCCCACAGCGCAAGGGCATGGAAACCGCTCAGCGCCAGCTCTATCTTCTTTGCTGTCGAGCCGCCGATGTCCCACACCTTGCCAGCCTTCTCAAGCCACCTGCCAACGTCCTGCGTGCGCATCGTGCCGAAGATGTTAGCAAACCGCTTCTGAATGTCTTTGATGACCCACACGTCGCCCACGCCGGGCACATGATACCTCGCATAACGGTCAGCAGTGAAAGCATCGGGCTTCTCGCTGTTCAGCAACGGCAGCACACTCACCACCTCGCCGTCGCTGTTCAGCTCCTCCACCACCATGAAGCTCAGGTCGTCAAGGAACTTCTTGTTGGCCAGTGCTTCGTTGTTGCTCCGGCTGTAGTACGCCATCATGTCGGCAATGTCCTTGAACTTCGGCACCAGCCCAACGTCAATGCCCATCTGGTAGGTGTCTACCTCACGGTGCTTCATGTTCGGCGACTTCGTGCGCTGGTAGTTCTCAACATACTGCTCCCATGCCTTCGGGTCGCTCTTGCCCTTATCCCAGATGTGGTTCACGTAGCCCTCGCCGATGTAGCCGGCATCACCACGCAGGCCTGCATCCTCTAAGGCGAAAAAGAAGTGGTCGTACCATTCCTTGATATGAGCCAGCAGGGCATCCAGCTCAGGACCTTTCTTGATGGGCAGCTGGTCGCTGATGTCTGCATAGCCCACCACATGGCCGTCCTGGTCTTTCAGCACCTCCTCCCAGTACGTGCCCTCAATGATGAAAGGCAGGGCCTCGCGCAGCATCTTACCTGTCACCGTCTGTCCGCTTTGTTGCGACATTGTCGCAGCCAGCTCCTCCGTCTGCCTCACGAAGTCATGCAGCCAGATGGCATCCTCGGCATTGCTGCTCTCTAAGTTCTTGCGACGCTCTATCACGGCCAACTTGGCATGACGCCGGGCACCGGCACTGTCTACCTGAACGCCGAAGGCTTCCGCCATGTCACGCTCGGCACGCACCTCGGCTTCCTCGTCGGTGAAGGTCTGGGGGCCGTCGCCGCCAGTACCCTCGTACAGGTTCAGGTCTACGCTCTCAGCCTCCTGAAGGTCATACCTGCGCTTCCATTCCTCGTAGCTCCTGCGGTACTCGTCCTGGGCCTTCTGAATATAGTCGAAATAGTCAGGTGACCCCTTCCATAGGTCAGCCCGCGTCTCATACTCCGCCACCCTGACAGCATACTCCTGTGGCGTCTCGTTCTCACCACGCTTCGGAAATTCCCCAGGACCGGCCTCAGTGCCTGCCGTTTCTCCGGCAGGAATGCCATTCGCCCGCTTCCATGCCTCCAGGTCGGCATTGTATTTCTCTTCCCAGCGCTTGTCAATGGTCTCCTTGTCGGGCATCGGGTCACCGTCGGCCTCAGCCTTCTCCTCGGCAATACGCCACTTCTCCCACTCACGCAGACGCTGAAGGTACTGCGACATGCTCTCGTCATTCTTCTTCCTGGGCTTACCCTTCCGGCTGCGCATGATGTCATAGCGTGTGGACTGTGAGGAAAGGTCTTGTCTTGCCGTCTCGTCCAACCCGTTCCAACGCTTCAAAGCCTCCCCGGTCTTCAGCACATAGTAACGCAAATCATGGTCGTTCAGCAGACCGCGGACTCTCCAGCCCAGTCTATTCAGCAGGCGTATCAGGTAGTGCTTCACCTTCCGCCACAGCGAGAACTCCTCGGCAGTGGCAGGGCCGTCGGCGGCGATGTCTGCAAACACCTCCTGAGCAGCCTTGCTCAGACGCAGCGGGTCATTCCACTCATACCCCTCCTCGTCAGCCTTCTCCAATATCCGCTCCCGCAACTTCTTGCCAGCACTCCTGAACACAAAGGTGCCGAACCTGTTCACCTCGGCCTGGGCCGTGGTGCCCGACGCTTCTCCTGCAGGAGCGAACAGTGCAGCCAGGCCTTCGTGTCCCAGCTTCTCGTGCAGCACCGTCCGCTTCACATCGTCCACGTCCTCCACCTCGTCAATGGCTACATGCACGCTGCCGTCGTTGGGGTCGTACCAGCCCTTGGTGCCAGGCTCCAAAGCCTGCTGCTCCCAGATGACCGTCACACCGCCCAGCTGTTCAGCAACCTCATCACCGGCCCTGGTGTACTCAGGATAGATTTCGCGAATTTTTTCATCGGAAAGTTTGGGATTCTCAAAACTATTTACTACCTTTGCAGCAGAATTCAGATCAAGATAGCTCACCTCAGCGAGAGTCCTTCGCTGTTGGGCAATCAGGTTCTGAATTTTTTCTTTGTCTGCATACAACAGCTTTCCTTGTGTTATCCAGTTCAGCCACTCGGCATTGTCTTTGGGGTAGAGACCTCTGATGTCGGAAACGACCATGCCATGCCGACTTTGGTTGAAATGAATGCCTACCACGAAGTTCTTTCCGTCCTTCTGTAGCTCCGCTATGACGTTTTGCGACTTTGTTTTATCTCCGTAACTGAAAACAGCAATAGGATTATTGATGGCCCGCACCAAATCCTTGACATCTTCCAGCCTAAAGGGGTGGTGGGCTGCCTCCGACTTGCTCTTCAGATGAGACGCTGACAGCTCTATCTCGGCATTCGGGAAGCCTGTGCTGAGCAGTTTGGTACCAGGTCTGCCAAGTTCATAGATGTGGTCTTTGGGAAAACTGGAATCGTTAATCTGTCGGTTTAGCTCCTCATTGAAGCGTGCGTTGGCCTTCTCGATGGCTGGGGTGCCACGACGGAACAGAATGTCATCCCTTCCACCAACAGCCTCCATGGCGGCCTGCCTGCGGTTCGCATCCATCTGCTCCTCAGTACCAGTATTGTCATACGTCCGCACGTCAAGCCCTGCATCCTTCAATGCCTTCACCACTTCTGGCGACGTCCTCTCGGGGACAACGGCCACGGCAAACTCATCCAGCGTCACAGGACGCTCAAACTTCGTCTCGAAATAGCCGGTAGGATAGTTCTCGCGCACCTCCTTGATAAAGGTGTTCAACAGCGCGGCATCGTCTTTCGACAGCTCCACGCCGTACTCTCTCTTCAGATGGGCTACGGGATTCATGGTGCCTAATGCTTCCTGAACACGGGCTTCACCGGTCCAAAGATCTCCTTCGCCACATTGGTTGCAAATGCCAAGCATCACGCTGTTCCACTTCTCCCTGAAAGCTTCATGTTCTTCCGGAGTGGTGTCGAGGTTCTTGCGCTCCTTGCGTATCTGGTCGAGGGTGGTCACACGTTTGGCAGCGATGGCTATCAGCTCACCGATGCCACCAAAAGCACCGCCATGGGAGCCGTTACGGCCTTCCTGCTTCATCAGGCGTGAGGCATTGGCAAGGGTGTTCTTGACATACTTGCGGTCACCGTCAGGGGTGTAGCCGGTGAAGATGACTTCGCTTACACCATACTGCTTCTCTTTCTCTTCAAGCCACTGGACATAGTCGCCTTCAAGCCCTTGCTCCTTCACCACGTCTCGTGCATGGCCGAAGGTGGCTGGCACATTCACCTTGCCAGCATCGCGGATGGTGGCATTCATGGCGTTGATGTAATCGCTGATATAGGAGTAGGGTACACCGTATGTGTCTATCTCTTCATTGATCCTCTTGACGTTCATCTTCACGAATGCTTTTGCATCAGGAGCAGCTGCCCGCTTCTCGTTACGCTCCTTCAGGGCCTGCATGTCTTGGCGCAGTTCGGCAAGGGTCTTGCCACGCTCCTTGGCAACCAGCTCCAACAGTTTAGCCTGCCTAGATTCGTCAAGGTCTGAATAGCGTTTATTGTCGCCCATCACGGCCTTGTAGGCATCGATGTCCTCTTGTTTCTTGTCAGAAGTGAACAATACCTTCTCGGGCTTCTGGCCGCGCTCGTACAGATACCACCAATACATGCCTGACGCATCTCTTCCATCAAGATGACTGTCAAAGTCAAGACGCAAACGGGAACCGATGTCGCGCCCTCCTATAGCCTCGTCGCTGTCTACCTTGCGCAGGTCGGCCCAGAACTTGTCCTGGCCTTTGTCACTCATCTGCTTTTCTACATGTGGATAGGTGGGAGTCCAGGCATCAGCAGTCCAGGTGCCGGCATTCCTGCCCGTCTTCGCATCAATCAGGCTGCTGCGAGGTATCAGGCTTATCTCACCATAGCCAGTGTGCATGTGGCTCGTGGTGTCTATGACGGCAAACGACGGATTAGCAAGCCCGCCTTGCTTGATGGCCTTCTTCAGCTTCTCTTCACTGATGTTATGCACACCCATCAGCGTATGACCAGGATTGCTCCGTCCAGTATGTTGCGCCTCGTCGGTCACGATATGACCTTCCACCTCGCCCTGAGCATATTGATCGGCCACACGAAGCACCTTCTCGAAGTCCTGGCCTACCAGGTCACGGAGGGGCATGCGCACAATGGCATCCAAGGAGTCCCAGTCGTCGCCGACGGTACGGCTCTGCTTGCCGAACAGGCGCAGCAGGGCCTCCCAGAACTTCCTAAGCACGCTCTTCACCTCGTCGATGATCTTCTTCGGAGTGTTCTTCTTGAACGCGGCCTTCATGAACTCCTCTTCACCGACGGCACCGCTCAGCCTACTGTGCACCTCACTGGCCATACGGTTCTCGTCAGCCCAGATGTTCCTGTAGTTGGGATTCCTGCGTATCTCCTCCCACATCGCCGTCTGCTTCATGGCGGCCACCAGCCGCTTCCACAGCTCAGGGTGCACCTTCTGACACCACTTATCCCACAGATGCGTGCACTCATGGATAGGAGTGTTGGGATTCAGGCCGGCCTCGGTCAGGTACACCTGCCTCCCGTCAACCCAGCCCAGGATCTTCCTGCCCTCCTTCTGGAACAGCGGCTGACCCTGTAGCACGCTCGCCTTCATCTCAGGCGTTACATCGATGCCCCACATCGTCCGTGCAGAAGGCTCTACCTCCGGCAGCTCTACCTCACCGGTTTTCACACCCCACTTCTTGCCGTACTTATCCATGAACCGCGGCAGTATCTGGTCGTAGAAGCCCTTCATGCCCTCACCGCCGACACGAAAGCCGTCGCCCTCTATAATCTTTGCAGGAAGGTCGCGGTTGGCATCCCATATAGTGCCATCCTTTCCTTCTCCACTCATAATGCTCTTGGCAAGCTCTTTGCCAACAACATCCGGCAACATCTTGCCCTCAGTGCCGCTACGTCCTTCTATCACCTTGCCACTCTGGTCAACGCGCATGGTCAACGTTTCGCCGTCTTTCAACCGCACTTCAACCTTGCGGCTCTTACGCCCATCTGGGTCTGCTGTCTCGGGGTAGTCATAGGAGATAACCTTATCCACTACATTGCCGATATTATACCGCTCGGCCTGCTGCTCGCCCTTCGTCCACGCCACCTTGTCGTAGCCGTTCTCGGCTGCGTACCTCAGCATCCGCTTCATCACCACCTCATGCCAGTTCTTCTCAAACGGGGCATCGGGGACACCGCCATCAAGACGGCTGCTTGGGTGGGCATCATAGAATGCCCTGTCTGCGTCCCTGGCATCCTGAGCAGCTTTCCATAATGTGCGACGATGTTCGGATTCTTCCTCGGTTAAGACGTCTTCCGTAACATTACCAGTCCCGTACTTACGCTGAAGGGTTGTCTCGTAGTTATTGGCAGAAACACGTGCTTTGACGTATTCATCGTGAAGGCGGCGGGCTGTCTTGTCCTCCTCAGTCACGTACCCCTTCTCCCTGCCTTCCTGGTGCCGCTTGCTCTGTATCTCGTCAATCACCAGCACTCGCTTCCCATCGGCATCGGTGGTCTCCCCGAACCGCACCCATGCCACGGCCCTGCCGCCACCGGCATCGCCGAAGTGTATCTGGTCACTCTTATTCCACGGCTCCACGGTCGGCACTACCAGCGCTATCTCACGCTTGTTTTTCAGTCCTTCAGTGGTATAGTAGAGACGCTTGGCATTGACGGGCCTGCTGGCGTTCATCCCCTTATACTTGTTGGCAAGGGCTACAGCCTCGTCAAAGTCGTCAATCTCCAAGCGTCCGTTATCATCTACGCGGAAGGCGTTGTTAAAGCCATGAAGGCCACCGGCACCGTAGCGTCTGCACATCTCATCCCATGCGTAGCGTATCTGCTCGTCGGCATCGATGTCAGGATTATCTTCATAAGCATCTTGCTGAAGAATAAAGAACTCTTCGTTGAAAGCATCCAGAATAGCCCACTCTTCCGTCTGGTCTTCCCCATAGTGAACTTCCTCAACCCGTATCTGGTTCTCACGGATGAAGTCCAGCACCTCCTGCTTCGTCACTGTCCTGCCTTTTCCGCTTCCTTCTTCCGTTGGCTGCGATGCCATCGCAGCACGCTCCGTCAGCCACTCACTCAGCCCTATCCATTTGTCCTCACCGGACTTCAGGCCGCCTGCCTTCTGGATCATCGCCAGCCACTGCTCAGGCGTAGCCTTCTCCTGCCTGATGCCCTCGACGGCCTTCAGCGCATTGCTCACGAACACAGGGGCAGCCGTCTCTCCGCTGGTCTCATCGCCGCTGACCATGAACTGAATAGTGTCCACTATCTTTGCATCATTCTCATCGAAGATGACATAGTTCTTCTTGCCATCCGCATTACCGCCATTCATATAGTCAGCAGGGTACTTGATGCCGACATAACCCAACTCATGCAAAAGCTCGCTGGCAAGACGCTTGCCCTTTGTCCTGGCACCAGCTACGCTGTTCCCTAAGAGCACTGACATACGGCCATAGAACGCTCCGCCAAAGAAGCCTTTCATGGCATCAAGTTCGGTCTTCAGGCGTACATGGTCTTGCGTCGTTTTCCATCCGTATTCTTTGTCGGACGTAAGAACTTCGAACAGACGTTCACAAATCTTATCGGCAACATCACTCGGCACCTCGCTATCCCAGTCAAAATAGTTCTTTCCGTTATCGTCTGGAATATCAACAGTGTAAAGGGTGGGGCGTGAAGCAGTTACTTCTATCTTGCTGTTATCCAAGATTTTCAGCTCCTCACTTAAAAGTTTCTCCATCGCTTCAATGCCCCCTTTCTTTGCCATGGAAAGACCGCTGACAAGCTCCTCGCGAACATCCCCCTTGCTCTTGTGAGGATTGGACAATGCGTAGGCAAGGCGCTCCTTCGCCGTGCGCTCACGGGGCCATTTCTTCTTGATGCTACTGACGTCGATAACCTCTCCGTCGATAACGACAGTGCTGGGATTGCTGACATTTCGGGCGTACTGTCTTCCGATAGCTTCTACCTCCGTGACATACGTACCCCAGCCAAAGGCCTGGTTGCCCTCACCTTCACCCATGTGGCTATGGTCAAAAGCATCGAACAACGCTCCGCTGCCATGCCAGCCCATCATAGCCTGCATCTCAGCAGCCTTCTTCAGTGCCTCACCCTGCTCAGCCTCCTTTCCGGCCTCGCCGATGTCCAGTATCGCCCACTTGCCGCCATACTTCTGCACGCCCTGCTTGATCCAGCGAGCCACACTGCGTTTCTCGGCGTACATGGGAACGCCAAACGGGTCTTCCATGTTATACACACAGTAGCGGCCACGACCATGCTCGGCACCGGCACGGATGTCGGGCCTGCGGGCAAATGCCTTCACAGCCTCCTCGTTCATCTGCGAGAACAGCTGCAGCATCGCCCGCTCCTCTTCCTTGCTGACAACCTTATAGGGCACACCGGCCTTCTCCATCGCCGTCAGCACGGCCTTCGTGGCACGCTGCCTGGCCTGCTCCGGCTCCGTGCCCTGCGAGAGGAAGGTCTTCAGCGTCTTGTTGGCAGTATTCTTGTCAGCAGCCTCCTGCCTGCGCTCCACCTCGTCGAGCAGCTCGTCAACGGCATCACGAGGCTCGTTGACCGTCAGCGTCCGGCCAACGGGGTCGTTCTCATTAAGTCCAAATTGATTGATGCGAGGCAGGGAAACAATGGATGCCTCGCCAGCAACGTCTATGCTGTCTTCTTCCAGTACTCGGCCCAGAACTGTCTGCACTTGTCCAGGTCGCGCCTTGCGTCCTCGTGAAGAGCTTGTATCTCCTCCTTTGTCAGCCAGTACGAGGATTTCTGCGGCTTCACGTCTTGTGAGGCCGTCGATGCTGTCTGCGATGCCAAGTTCTCTGAGTTGTTCATTGGTTATTCCTTTTTCGTTAAGTTGCTTGATCTGCTCGTCGGTGGGCCTCAGTTTCGTGCCGCCTGCGCTCGCTGTCAGCGTGCTCACGGCCACCACCTTGCCTCCCTTGCTCTCGATGTAGTCCTTCAGGTCCCTGAGCGTGCTGCCCATCGTAACGTGGTCGTCAACGATGATGTATTCTGCTCCAGGCTCTACCTCACCATCGAAGCGTGCCCTGCGGATAAAACGGCCTACTCGGTCGCTGCCAGTGTGAGAAGGCTTGTTCGTCTGGGCTATATCTGAGAGCGTTAAGCCGCACCCTTCAAGCATAGTTGCATAAGCTTTAGGCAAGGCATTCCTCCCCGTCGCCTCCTCAGCATGCACAAACGCCACTCTCGCATTCGGGTGCTGCTCAGCAATTGCTTTCACCTTCTCTGGCTTCGCAACAGCGGCTACCAGCTGTAAAGCTGCCTCCACATCACCTGCCTTTGCCTTCTCATGCAGCTCGCCGTATTTCTTCCGCACTGCACCCAGCGTGGTGTGCACAGTCACGTCCTCCACACCATCGCGCCAGGGAGCCGTCCTTGCCAGCGTCGCCTTCTGACCCTCAACGGCTTCAAGAGCCTCTTTCGACTGCAAAGATACGACATTTTTTCCAAACTGGAAAACATTTCCGCCACTTTTTTCAGCCACCGTGCCCGAAGCGTCAGCATCGGGTTCCCCGGCCATGTCCTCAATCATGAAGTCCAGGTCACCGGGCTGACCCTCTTCCGGCAGCTGTGCCCGCCGCTGCTGCTCGGCCTCCAGTGTCTTGATGTCGGCCTCGGCCTTGCTGATGTTGTTCTTCAGCAGACGCTCCTTTGCGCTACCGCTGCCCTCCACGCCTGCGGCCTTCAGCAGGTAACGGCTCGTGCTCAGGTCTTTCCGACGCTTGCCCAGCAGCTGGGTCAGACGCGCACCGTCCATGTTCTCTACCTCCTCGGCAGTCCATGTCGGCAGATGATTCACACGCTCGCGTACGTCAGCTATCAGCTGGTCTACGTTGTCAGTGATAGGGTCGCCGTTCTTCGTCCGCACATACTGGGCAAAGGGCTTCCGCTTGTGGTCGCTGTCGGCAAGCCACTGATCAAAGACATCTTTCTTTACGCCAGTCATCTGCATCACATGGCTGTCCCACCAGCCAGGCTCATAGTTGCGCTCATAGGCTCGCCGGGCTTCCTGCCATGTGTTGTAGCCGTACATCACCTTGTGCTCGTCAAAGCTGCCGTCTTCACTCTTCTGGTCCACCACGAACACCCTGCCATTCCAGCTGCCAAGGTCGGCATCATCGTTGATGAACATGTCGATGTGGTCACCGTCATGCCCGTACTTGCCAAGGATGTAGCCGTAGGTGTCCTCCATGGTCGTCTGCCACGGCCTGCCGCTCGCGTCAACACCGCTCCGCACGCTGCCCTTCGGGTTCTCAATGGTAAAGTCATATCCACCGAAGCTCACATGGCCTTTCTTGTAGTTCCCAGCCTCTTTCTGGGCCTCCGTCGGGCTTGCGTTCACTTCTTTCACAGCACGGGCGAGCCTCGAAGCAAAGCTGTGCACACCATCGAGGAATGGAAGGACAGCATCTGACGGCACACTTCCTAAAAGGCCCAGCAGGGCTGCACCTTCGTGGCTGTCACCTGCCATGCCGCCTGCCTCTACGCCAACGGCAAAGGCATTGTCCTTCGTCAGGCCCTCCCTGAACAGCGTCTCAATCTCACTCCAGCGGTCGGCATACTTCCCCTGAAGATACAGTCTCTTCAGTACCTCCTCAGAAGCAGCACCCTCGTTACGCTTCACATACTCATCGATGCTCTCACCGGCAAGGTACTGCAGCAAAATGCGCTCCTCGTCAGAATAGTTCTCATTGCCCTCAACAAGTACGCGTTCCTTCAAAACAGAATTTTTTCCGCTTTTTCCTTGGCCGTCTGAAGAATTATTCGTAACTTTGCCAGCAGAAATGCTGGACGGAAGAGTGGAAAGGCTTGCCGCCGCTCCCTTCGGAGTCAGTATGAGGAGTTCGCCGTCCTCACGTTCAGCTTGTCTTTTTATCCTTTCAAGGTTTCTTGCATCCAACGTATACCAACCTACAACTTCTACATTGTCTTTTGATTGGTTAACTTCAAGTACGGTGATGGGGCTTTTGTCATCAATTTTAATGGCTACCCAATGGTTCTTGCGTGTCTTTGGCTGTGTCTGTCCTACCAAATCGGCGTTGTATAAAGCTGATTCAAGGATTTGGCGGCTCTCTGACGGACTGAACTGATGCGCTTTGGCATTCTTCTCAAAGATATTCTTCTTTATAATGACTGGCTTACCATTTGCGCCGATAGCATTGTCTATGTTTTCGGGAATGGAAGGCAGCTCCACATTGCGAGTAGGCGACGTAAAATCGTCATCGGTGATGTCCTCAATCTTGTCAACCTTCTCAAGGATGTACTTTCCATCCTTGTCAACAGGATTCCCCTGCTTGTCTAACGTTACACCACCAGCCGCTCCAGCTCCGCCTTCACCTGCTGCCGCAGCTGCATCTGCTTCACTCAAATGCTGACGTACTACAACATCCGCTTTTTGAACCATTTCCCCATCAAAGACAATTTGTGGCTTTCTGGTTTCTGAGATTACGCGTGTACCGTATGGTAATGAAGCGTCTTCAACAAACTCGGCAAAAACCTTCATTCCTTCATCATACTTTGTTCCAGGAAGAAGACCAGTTTCAAATCCTTGAGCTTTTGCGTTGTCTATAATTCTTTCAACAGCAGCGTTTATTCTCTCAACATCGGCAGGGTTCATCTTGCTAGTATTTGCAAGAATTGTCATACATTCATCGAGCACTCCCAAAAGGTCAGCAGAGCCAGCTTTTTCAAGCATCCTCTCAACAGCTTTGGCAATTTGCTTTTTACCTTTTGTGCCATCTGTTATATTGCTGACATAATCAGATATTCTCTCTGCTTCGCCTTTTACTTTTGGCATAATGGAAGAGAAAGCATTATTTAATCTCTGCTTCTTTTCTTCTGCTTTTTTTCGCGATGCCTCATGCGCCTCTTCGCGCTTTTTTGTCAGTGCTTCACTTGTCACATCAGTCGCTCCAGCTCCGCCTTCACCTGCTGCCGCAGCTGCACCCGGCTCACCTTCTTTCCCCTGTTCTGCCAGAGCACCCGCCTCTTGGCCTCCTCCAGCACGTCGTTCATTCTCTCTGTCATTGTCTTTCGTTATTTGGTTAAAGTATTCCTCACTCGTCCTGTAGCCCTCCTGCTCGGCAAGCCTGCGTTCCAGGTCGCTGATGAAGGCATCGTACTCCTCAGCCGTCATGCCGGTCATCTGCATGATGGCGGCATCCTCAGCCTCACGGCGTGCGTCCTCCTCCAGCTCGGCCTCACGCTGGAGGTTCTCGTTGTATACCTCCTCGGCACGCGCTATGCGGTCATCGATAATCCTGTTGGTGATGTCGGTCGGCTTACCAGTGCCTTTCAACATGTCAAGCAGTGCGTTGCGCACATCGTCCATCTCATACGCGCTGCCTTCCCAAATGGAATGCACTATCTCATCAATGCCCTTACCCTTACCTTCCGGGGCAAGGAAGTAGTTGATGCCGTTGGTGTCGTACTTCTTGCCCACGCCACGGGTCTTGTCGCGTCCCAGCTCGTCACGCAGGCCACGCACGTAGTGTTCTCCTCGCTGTATGCCCTCCCAGTTGATGGTGCCCTTGCCGAGGTTCGCGGCTACCCACTCGTACACGTCCTGAGGCTCCAGGGCATCAGCACCGAGGTAGGAAAGGGCCTCCTCGTCACCGGCGAAGGCCTCACGGGCCAGCTTCACCTTCTTCTGGGGATCGTTCTCCTTCTCCATAGCAGCCATCATCCGCTCATGGGGACTCATCGCGGCCTTGTTACGGGCGGCATACAGGCGGCCCAGGCTGCTGGCCAGCTTCCCCAGCTCCTGCTGACGGCCCACCATGGCACTCTCCTCGGCCTCCAGCTGTGCCAGTCGATTTACCAGTGCCTGCAGTTCCTCGCCGCTGGCATCGGTCAGACCACGGCGGTAGTCGGCAACGGCATTGCGGGCATCTGACAGCTGGGGGGCCACCACATCCCTGTACTGCACCTTCTGCTCTTTCTGCAGCTGCTCCACATAGCTCGCGGCATCACCCTGCTCGGCAAACCGCTCCATCAGCTCCTTACCCGTGGGCACAGCAGCAGTGCCCGCCGCTTCGCCAGCGGGTTTGACCTTCTCAGCTGCCGCCTGTGCCTTCCGGATCTCTTTCTGACGCTCAGCCTCGAACTTCCGGCGCTCCTCATCGCCCATCAGGGCCTGGCGTATCTCACCCCATTTCCGGCGGCGGCGACGGGCATCGGCGACAGCCTCCTCGGCAGCAGCCCTCGCAGCCTGCTCCTCCTCACTGAGGCCGTCGCTGAGGGCTGCCTTGTTGTCGAGCGTCCGCATGGTCTCGGCGGCCTGCTGCGCCTGCTCGTTCATCCTGTCTATCTCGCTCTGTACGCTCTTCAGCAGCTCACCATGCCCGTCAGTGCGTCCGCTGGTTTTGCCGGCGTCAATGGTACTCTCCAGATACTCAGCCACCACCTGCGCATCGCTGGCCTCGGCACTCAGGTCCGGCGTACCCTCGGCATACCCGGCAATACCCTTCTCAAAACGTTCCCTTTGCTGCAACAGCGTTGCAGCCTCCTTCTCCTCCTTCAGCTGCACCTCTATCTTCGCCTTGTCAGCCTCATAGACGGCACGGCGGGCATCGGCACTGCTCATGGGCATCTGACTACCGTCCTCCATGGTGAACACGACGTTCCCTGCCGCATCCTGACCGGCAACGGTGACACGGAAAGGCTGACCGGCAACCATCAGGTCCACCTCACTGCCTTGCACGAAGGTACCGCCGTTGGCCATGCCCTCCACAGTCTGCTCCACCAGCCTGCCGTATTCGTCCACGTCGGCGTTGACGACATCTTCCAGCATGCGACGCTCACCCACGTTCTTTATCTGGCTCACGGGCACCTGCTTGCGCTCACCAGTCTCGGTGGCTACCAGCACACCTCCAAGGGTGTTGTTCAGGTTCCCTGCCAGGTAGTACGCCTTGCTGCCGTCGCTCAGCTCCACCTCGGTGATGCTCCCGTCGGGGGCGGCAAAGGGCTCCAGGTTCCGCCTGCGCTGCTCGGCATACTCCTGCACCTGCCGCGTCATGGCATCGTCGAGGCCGCGCGAAGCCTCCATCATGTCACGCCACTGCTCGATGGCCTCGCGCTGCTGGGTGCTCAGTTTCCCGCTGTTGCTCTCTATGAGCCTGTCAGCCTCAGCATCGTCACCTGCTTCCACGGCCTTCATCACATCGGCCCTCAAATGCGACAGCACTGGGTCGCTGGCAGGGAACAGCCGTTCCATCCTCGCAATGGCCAGCTTCAGGTCGTAGTTCACCTGTGGCAGCGTGCCCTGGTCCTGAAGGGCTGCCGTGCCTCGCTGGTAGGCAGCCTCCCGTCGTGCTGACCGCACTGCCGTGCCCGCAGCCGTGCCCGCAGCACCAGCAGCAGTGCCCGCCGCATTAGCG